GGCCGAAACGATGCAACGATGCAACGATGCAACGATGCAACGATGCAACGATGCAGGGACACCAGCTTACGTAAAGGCTGTCAATGCCTTACAGGCGACACCTCTTAAAATAAACGACACAGTGGTCGATGCAGTACAGTGGTGCTGGGACGAGGCCAAGATGTTCGCGAAGTTCCCCGCAGCCGAGGCTCCTCCGAGACCCGTGTTGCCTGACGATTACGAAGGTCTGAGCGACAAGGTGAAGTCACAGCATCGCGCTAGTCTACGCAAGTACCACCTCAAACGGCGGGAGGTAGTCGCAAACCGGCACTGTATGCAGAGCGATCTCAAGACTGCGCGTGAGATGCAGTGTTTCGACCAGTTCTACACTCCCTGGAACATGGATTTCAGAGGTCGCATGTATATGCTCTCGACCTTCAACTATCACAGGGCTGATCACATCAAAGCAATGTTCCAGTTTGCGCGAGGCAAGGCAATCAAAGACCCAAAGTGGATCAAGGTTCACTTAGCTAACACCGGTGATTTCGGTAAGATCAGCAAGCAAAGCTTCGAAGACCGCGAGGCGTGGGTCGATGAAAACCACGATCAATTGATTGCTTGCGCCGCGGATTTCAAAGCCAGCTTCGGCGACTGGTCCCGAGCCGATAAGCCGTTTCAGTTCCTTGCCGCAGTCGTGGCTTACAAAGAATACTGCGACCACGGTGAAGGCTACGTTTGCCACCTACCGCCAAGCTTAGATGGGACCAACTCAGGAACGCAGCACTACGCCGCAGCAACGCTCAACGCTGTTGATGGTTTCCTTGTCAACTTAGTGCCAGACGATGCCTGCCAAGACGTCTATGGGGTCGTAGCCAAGGCAGTCGAAGCTCGGGTCCGCTGCGATCTGCAGAGCGACAAGACGCTGCCATACGCGCTCAAGACCGACAAAGATGGCAACGTAATAGAGCGTGGCTATACACCGACGCTTGGCGATCTGGCGCAGCTCTGGCTGGACTTTGGTATCACAAGGACCGTGTGCAAACGCAGCACCATGACCTTTGGCTACAGCAGCAATCAGAACGGCATGTACGATCAGCTAATGGAGGATTTCATGGCCCCCTTGGAGCGCAAAGCGGCCTACGGTGAGATAAAGAAGCACCCGTTCGGCGACGACCACGTCCAACGAGACGCAGCTCGATACTTGGCTAACATCCAGTACGAAACCATCCGCGAGACGCTGAAGTCGGTCTCAGGCGCTATGGATTACCTGCGCGGCCTGAGTGAGGCCTTGAGCAAAGAGAACAAGGTTATGCGCTCGACATCAGCCTCGGGCTTTCCCGTGTTCCAACGCTATCAAAAGACCAAGCGCATGAGGGTTCGGGTGTTCCTTTGGGACCGTGAAGCCAAGATCAACAAGCGGTCTCAGATCACTTTGGTGCAGGACGTAGTCAACCAGATCGACAGCCGCAAAGCGTCTAATGCAGTGTCCCCGAATCTGATCCATGCCGCTGATGCCGCGCACATGTCCCTGACGATCTGTGCTATGCTGGACGAGGGTATCAACGACTTCTTCATGATCCATGACTCATTCGCGACCCAGGCTGCTGACACAGACACGATGTATCACGTCGTGAGGCAAGTATTCGTCGATATCTACTCGGGTGATTGTTTCTTTGCCAAGCTTGAGGCCGAGGTCCGCGAACAACTCAGCAACCCCGACGCAAAACTGGAGAAAGCGATGCCTGCCAAAGGAGACCTCGACATCAACGGGGTCCTCGAAAGTCGCTACTGCTTTAGTTGATCACTCTACAACCATGAATTGTGGGTACCGCTACAGACATCTAAGTCTACGAAAGGAACCCACGATCATGGCTACCAAGATTAACTTTCGGACAAACGAGGGTCGCGCTCGTTACCCTCGTTTGACGCAAGCGGACGACCTAGACGAAAAGTTTAAAACTGGGCTAATTATGAGCCACGAAGATGCAAAGCCGCTCATGGCTATGTGTCTCCAAGCTGGCGAAGAGGCCTTCGGTCCAAAGCACTCCGATAAACTAAAGATGCCTTTTAAGGTGGACGAAGAGACTGGCGACGTAATCTTCACGATGAAAACTAAGTATGAGCCCAAGTTTGTCGATGCAAGGACCACTCCGATACACTTTGCTGATGCTCCACAAATCTATAGTGGCTCAAGGCTCAAGTGCGTCGGAACCATAGGTGAGTGGGAGATGTCGAAAGTCAATCGAGGCATCAACCTCAACCTCAACAAAGTTCAAATCATCGAACTAAGTGATGGTCAATATGATGATGAGGATGATGGACTTGACGCTGTCGAAGGCGGCTTTGTCGCTCCGAAGCCTTCGTCGCCTCGTAGCAAGCCTGCTCCGACCAACGACGACCTAGACGGTGATGACGTCCCAGACGATGACCTTTCGGACTTCTAAGCGGGGCTCAGGCAAGCGCAGAAAGCCTAGTCGCGAGAGCGTCGGCATTAAGCATGGTTATAGGTCGGGCCTTGAAGCTAAGGTCGCTGATCAGATAACCCAAGCTGGACTTCCGGTACTCTTTGAGACTGACAAGGTCTCTTACGTCGTTCCACAACGGGGTGCAAAGTACACTCCAGACTTCAAGCTGCCGAAGAAAGACGGCGGCTTTATATACATCGAGACCAAGGGCATCTGGACGGTCCAAGATCGACAGAAACACCTTCTAATCAAGGATCAGTCGCCCGACCTCGACATACGCTTTGTCTTCTCAAATCAGAGGGCAAAGCTCTACAAAGGTTCCCCGACTACATACTGCGCTTACTGCGAGAAGCATGGGTGGCAGTATGCACATAGGTGGATACCTGACGACTGGCTGGCCGAGTGTCTTCCAGAATAAGCGAGAGCGAGGGGCTGTCTTCACGGATGGCCCCTTTTACTTAGAGGTTGGGAGACCGAGCTATGACTATTCATCAGCAACAGCAACAGGAAAGCACCAGCGAGTTCGTCGCTCACGTCCCCTGCGATACCTGTGGTTCTCGCGACAACGCTGCCCTGTTCGATGACGGCCACACGTACTGCTTTGGGTGCGCCGAGCACGTCCAAGGAGACGCTGAGAGGGTGTCTGTGGTGGCATCTCAAAACAAAGCCTTACTACCCCTGATCGAAGGCGAATACCGGCCTCTCAGGGCCCGAGGATTAACCGAGGAAACGTGTCGCAAGTTTGGCTACCAAGTCGGCAAAAACAGCCAAGGCAAAACTGTGCAGATTGCAACGTACCGTGACGGCGCAGGTCGCCCAGTCGCTCAGAAACTGCGGACCAAAGACAAGCAGTTTTCGGTTGTAGGCGACGGCAAAGCAATGACCTTGTTCGGCAGTCACCTGTGGTCGAAGGGTCGAAAGATCGTGGTTTGCGAAGGCGAGATCGACGCCATGACCGTCAGCCAGATCCAAGGCCACAAATGGGCCACGGTATCAATTCCAAGTGGTTCACAGTCGGCGAAGAAATCACTGATGAAGGCGCTAGATTACCTGTCGAACTTTTCTGAGATTGTGCTGATGTTTGACGCTGACGAGGCTGGGCAATCAGCGTCTATCGATTGTGCAGAAGCTCTGCCGATTGGCAAGGTCAAGATTGCCACCATGCCCGAAGGTTTCAAGGACCCAAACGAATGTATGCTTGGCGGCAAAAGCGCTGAGATAATCAACGCCATTCATCAGGCAAACGACTTCCGCCCTGATGGCATCGTTAGCGCCTCGGATCTGCGAGATATCGTCGGTCAGGCAGATGCCAAGGCCGAGATCGAGTACCCATACACCAAGCTCAACGAAGTGCTGATGGGCATCCGCACGTCGTCTCTGATTACGATAGCGGCAGGGAGCGGTGTCGGTAAGTCTACGCTCGTCCGAGAGTTCGCCTACGCCATCCACCAGAGCGGCAAGGCTGGCCCTGTCGGCATGATGATGCTGGAAGAGACGACGAAGAGGTCGCTGCAGGGCTTAGTCGGACTACACATGAACAAGAATATCACGGTGGACCCAGACGCTGCGACCCGTGAGGAAATCGAGGCCAGCTTCGACAGCTTGGTGAGCAAGCAGCAAGTGTACTTCTTCGATCATTTCGGAGGGTCGGACCTGCAGGTGTTAAGCAACCGCATCAGATATATGAGCAAGGGGCTTGGCTGCAAGGTGATCTTCCTCGACCACATCTCGTTGTTAATCTCAGCGGCTACGGGCGGGGTGACTGATGAGCGCCGTCTCATAGATCAGATAATGAATGATCTACGTGTCTTAGTTCAAGAGCTGGACATTGCCCTGTTTGTCGTGAGCCACCTTAGACGACCACAGTCCGAAGCGGGGCATGAAGGCGGGGCAAAAGTCCAACTCAGCCAGCTCAGGGGCTCTCACGCGATTGCACAGTTGGCTGATGCCTGCATAGGCCTAGAGGTGGACAGTGATGACCCGACGTCCGGTCTCAGAAACTTGGTGGTCCTGAAGAATAGACACACCGGCCAGACGGGAAACGCCGGTTCCCTGCGATATGACAGACAGACCGGCAGATTAACTGAAGTCGATGGTGCGTTTGATAGCGACGTGCCTTTCTAAGACGGCCACTCGGGCGGTCTGAAGCCATGATCTGTGAGCCAAGACAACACGCGACAGGCCACAGGGTTCGGGGGTCTACCACCCTCGCCTTCCCCGTCGAACTCCCACTTGCGACCGGCATTGCTACCCCCCTACCTAAAATAAATCACATTAATCTTGGGAGATTAGTAACGATGAGCACTTACATTGCAGGACCCAGCCGCTTTGCCTTCGACTTAGAGTCCAACGGCCTCCTCGACACGATCAACCGCATCCACTGCCTAGTCCTGAGCGACCTCGACTCAGGCCGCGTCCAGACCTTTGACATCCGCGACAGGGCCGCTCTGTGTCGGGGTCTGCGCTACCTGCAAGAGGCAGATGAGATCGTCGGTCACAACATCATAGGCTACGACATACCGGCGATCCAAATCGTTCATCCTTGGTTTAAGCCAAAAGGCAAAGTCACCGACACGCTGGTTCTCTCGCGCCTGATCCACGCCGACCTGATGGGCGAAGATGCTGTGGCACAACGCGAAGACTTTCCCAAGCGCCTCTGGGGCTCTCACAGTCTCAAAGCGTGGGGAATGCGGATCGGCAATTTTAAGGACGACTATGACGGTGGATGGGAGAAGTTCAGCGAGGAGATGCTGTCGTATTGCGTCCAAGACGTCAACGTCACTGTCGAGCTTTATCACAGACTGATGAGCGCCAATGCCTCAGAGGGGGCGGTGGACTTGGAGCATGAGCTTGCCGAGATATGCTTTCGCGTCGGGGGCAACGGCTGGACCTTTGATCTGGGCAAGGCAGCGACTTTGTATGCCAAGTTGGCAGGCAAGAGGCAGGAGCTGACGAAAGCTCTCGATACGTTGTTCCCCCCGTGGCAGGTCGCCGAGACTTTCTTACCTAA